ATTGAATGGGCTTTAGGAGCAGTAACAAGTTCTCAAAGACGTAAATGGAAGAGAACTATGAAATCGGAGGTCTTTAAAAAGATGGTACGAGAAGAATTACAGAATTTATTGCATGAACACGGGTTAACAGAGAAGTATACTCTTGATTTGCTTGAAAGTGCAATATCCGTAGCTAAGGACAAGAAAGATGTTCCTAGTATGATGCGTGCAGTAGAGAATCTTCAGGATATGCACGGTATGAAAGAGAAGTATATGACTAAGACTGTTGATAAGATAGAATCTAAGTCTGTTACTCTTATTGATGATATTACTAAAGAGGAGTCGCATATAGAAGCATCTAGAACGACTACTAAAGAGTTAGATGAGTGATTTCGAAGAACGCTATGCACAAAAACAAGCTCTAAAGAAACTGTATACTAATATGGCATTGTTTGGAAGGTACTGCTTCCCAACAGCCCTCCGAAAGGAGATACCTCCTTTCCACTTCGATATATACAAGTCCTTATCCGATAACGAACAGCGAAGGGTCGCAATAGCGGCCCCTCGTGGTACTGCTAAGAGTACTACTACTTCTCTTATATTTCCCCTATGGAAGGCTGCCTTTAAGAGAAGTGATGAAGACCTGTTTATTGTTATTATATCAGAGTCACAATCGCAGTCGATTAATTTCTTATCTAGGATAAAGTATCATTTATGGCATTCAGAGAAGTTTTCAGAGTTATTTGGAGATATGGGACCTACTACAGCTAAGAGATGGACTAATAATGATATTATACTTGCTAATGGCACTAGAATAGTAGCTGTGGGTACTGGACAGAGAGTTAGGGGTTTTATTGAGGGGGATACACGACCTAATCTTATTATAATAGACGATTTTGAATCTGAGTTGAATGCGTATACTCCAGAAGCTAGGGCAAAGAATAAAAAGTGGGTTACAGAGGCTGTTATACCTTCTTTGTCAGATGAGGGTAAAATTGTATTGATAGGCACCGTTATATCAGAAGATTGCTTCTTATATTGGATAAAACAGTCTTCAGCTTGGCATGTACTATGGTATAGTATTTGGGATGAAGATGAGAAGAGTATCTGGCCTGAAAGATTTCCAAAGGAACGAATCTTGCAAATTAAAGATGAGTTTGCTAGTATTGGAAATCTAAATGGATTTTATCAGGAATATATGAATATAGCTCAGTCCCCTGATAATGCTCCTTTTAAACCTGAATGGATGCAACTGCATCATAATGATTTTGAGATACGCAATGGTCAGGGTTGTTTAGTTAGGCAAATAGATGATGAGGAAAAGATTATACCCGTAGAGGTATATTGCGGAGTAGACCCAGCTTCATCATTATCAATAAGGGCAGATTATTTTTGTATAGCTACTATAGGAATAGATAATGAGAATAATAAGTATGTTATAGATATAGTAAGGGAACGAGTATCTCCTTCAAAGCAACCTGGAATAATAATAGATGCTTATATGAAATATAAACCTAGAAGAATGAAAATAGAGACAACTGGGTATCAGGAGGCTTTGAGAGTAGGAGTTAGAGATATAATGAAAGAAAGGGGGTTATACATACCCGGATTGGAAAAGGGTGTAAAACCTAGAACTAGAAAATCAGAACGTTTATTGTCTTTGGTACCAATGTTTGCAAGAAAGCAATTTTATTGGAGACCCGAAGATATAAAAGGCCAACAGGAATTCTTGTCATATCCAAGGGGTCGTCACGACGATGTTATGGATGCTGTATGGACAGGACTTGATGGAGCTAAACCTTGTAGATTCAAGGAATATGACGAAGAAAAGTATGATAAAAAGAAGAAAAAGAAATTCCTTGATTGGTTGACTATGTAGGAGTTAAATTCTAAGATGGCATATACCGCAAAAAAGAAACTTTCAGGTAAGCCTTTAGTTGATGAGACTTTAGACCTTTGGCAAAAGTATAGTTCAAAAAGAGATAATTGGGCTCAACATGCAAAAGAAGATAAAGAGTTTCGACTGGGTAGACAATGGACAGAAGAGCAAGAGAATATATTAAAAGCTAGAGGCCAAGCGCCTATAGTCGTTAATAGAGTTCATCCTGCTGTAGAAGCTGCTAAAGCTATGATGTCAGCTAATAGACCTGCATTTAGAGTAGCTCCTAGAGAGGATTCTGATAATAAAGTTGCTCAGGTATTTAGTTCTTTATTAGCGTATATGTACGATATATCTGATGGCAGAACAATAATAAGACAGATGATTGATGATTATTATGTGATGGGATTAGGATATATTCATGTATATCAAGACCCTATGATGGATATGGGTAAAGGTGAAGTATGTATTCATGATATTGACCCACTTGATGTATACGTTGACCCTAATAGTAGGGATAAGTTTTTTGAAGATGCTGAAAATATAATTATATCTAGATTATTTACAAAAGACCAGGCGGCAGGATTATATCCTATGTATGATAAGGCTATAAAGAATGCAAATAATAATACAGCTGATTTTGACCATGACAGACCTGAAACTGGAAGAGCTAATGATAGTGCAGTTCATTTTCCAGAGGATGTAGACAGAACTGCTGATACTGAGTATCTTAGAGGATACGAAAGATATTATAAAATAATGGTTGATAGATATAGAGTGTATGAACCTTTTAGTCGAAAAGAATATTTAATGACAGAAGATGAATATGCTCAGTATCTTGAAAGAAAAGTTTGGATGATAAATCAGAATATTATTACTGATGAAAAACAGGCGATGCAATTGATTTCTCAAATACAAAATGCGACTAATCAAGAGAAATCTCAATCCAGAGCAATGATGAATCAAATGGGAATTAGTCAAGAATCGCCAACTCCAGAGCCAATGGATGTTAATATTGCAGAAACTACTATGGATGATATAGTTGCGCAAGGATTAGTACAGGTTGTTAATACACAAGTTAAGAGAGTTTATATGTGTGTAATAATGGGGGATAAGCATTTATACAGTAGAGAATTGCCTACAGACAGATATCCGGTAGTTCCTTTTATGAGTTTGCATACACGAACTCCTTATCCTCAATCTGACGTCAGAATGGTAAAGGGGTTACAAGAATATATAAATAAGATGCGTTCTTTGATAGTAGCACATGCAACAACAAGTACTAATACTAAGATACTTGTACCAGAGGGCAGTGTTGATATGGCAGAATTCGAGCAAAAATGGGCTCAGCCAGGAGTGGCTATTCCTTATGACCCAACAGATGGAGCGCCTATGCCAGTTCAGCCATCTCCACTTCCTAATGAATTGTATCAAGGAGAAACTACTGCTAAGTCAGATATAGACCATCAACTTGGTTTATATGAAATGATGATGGGTAATACTGCAGCAGCTCCACAAACTTATAAAGCTACTATTAGCTTAGATGAGTTTGGACAAAGAAAGATTAAATCTAAATTAGCTGATATAGAGGCGGGTTTAACTAAAGTAGCGCAAGTTGCTATACCATTGATGCAGGAATTATATAAGAGTGAAAAGATTTTTAGAGTGATACAACCTAATAATTCATTGAATGATTATGTTATTAATAAAAAGCTTGTTGATGATAAGACAGGTCAAATAAAAATATTTAATGATATTACAGTTGGTAAATATGATGTAATTTATCTAGCAGGTAGTACGCTACCTTCTAATAGATATGCAGAATTAGAATTTTATATGGATGCTTATCAAAAAGGTATTGTTGATAGAATCGAAGTTTTAAAGAAAACTGAAGTATTTGACATGGAAGGTGTAATGCAAAGAACCGACCAAGTTACTCAGTTACAACAACAACTAAAGCAGTCTATACAAGAAATTAAAAAGTTAAGAGGCGACCTACAGACTAGAGATAGGGAATCTGTTAACTTAAGAAAAAGAATTGAAGTCGAGAAGTTTAAGACGCAACTTGATGGTGTTAGCACTAAAGCTAAATCAGCAGGGACTTTGTATGAAAAACGTCTCGATGACAATCTAGCCGTAATCAAGCGTGATATCGCTGATTCAATAGATAAAAAGACTTCCACCTCTTCAGGCGGCGGGAAGAGCAAGTCGAAAGCGAGTAAATAGAAATGACAGACAATAATATAGATACTCCTCAAAATGCCAATCCTAATGTAGAAGCACAAGATAATGCTTTTAACGGACCATGGCCAACTGAGGACTCTAATCAAACGTCCGTTGAGGATGCATTTCTTGGTAGCCAAGAAACTCCTCCTGCAGAAGAGGCTTCCCCAGAACAACAGGGAACACCTCCAACACAACCTATTCAAGAACAAGTTGAAGAATATAATGCTAAAAATGATGATAAGCGATTTGAGTATTGGCAATCACAGGCTGCTAAAGCTCAGAATCAATTAGCTCAACAAGAACAGCAGTATGGTGAATTACAAGCTAAAGTGAATAGTACTTATGGTACTACTCAAGTTCCTGAATATGCACCTGTAGAGGAATTTCCTGAACCTCCAGAAAGGCCCGAAAAACCTAATAATTTTAGTAGAGAGGAAGCTTATAGCGACCCCAATAGTGAAAGTGCTAGGTATGTAGATAATTATGAAGGGTGGAGAGATGATATAACTGAATACAATTCTTTGAAACAAGAGTATGCTGTAGCTCAAATGCAGGAACGTCTTGATTCTCAAGAGAAAAGTAGACAGGATGATATAAGACGAGCTCAAGCGCATCAAGCTCAACAGCAAGAAATGCGCGGAGTGTCAGAGCATCTGACAGGTCATTATGGATTTCAAGATACTGAAGCTAACGAGTTTATTCAGCAGATGTCTGACCCTAATTCATTATCTCTTGATAATCTTGTGCAGCTTTATAGACTGCAAAAAGGTCAAAACCAAAACCCAGAGAATACTGGCCCGAGTCCTGAGTTTCAACAAACTCAAAGAGCTCAACAAATTCCATCTCCGATGGGGGTTCAAACTGGACAAGGTGGTGGAAATGATGCAAGAAGTGAATCTGATAAGATTATGGATAATATGATAGGGGATTTTAAAAAGAATAATCCCTGGTAAACAATCCTACTTGAAGGTCTCACGACAGTTGATAGAGGATTAAAATAAGGAAAATTTATTATGGCAACAGTAAGTCAAAGTAAATATAATCCTTCTTTTGGTACGGGCGTCCAAGGAATTAGTATTGACAACAATAGACGAGTCTTCGGATTCGGCGATAGAGTTGCCGAACTTGCTCCTCAGCAGTCACCATTTTTTGTTTACTTAAATAAAGTAGCTAAAAAACCAACGAATGACCCGGTTTTTAAGTTTCTTGAGCAAAGACATCAATGGCAAAGAAGGAATTTTGAAGTAGTAACAGCACGAACAACTCCCAATAAAGCTGCTGGAGTAACATTAGGCAGTGGCGTTGATTTGGTTATTAAATGTGGATACAATACTAAAGGTGTTGTTGCAGCAGACCAACCTTGTAAATTCATAATACCAGGACAAACATTGGCGGTTCAAACAACAGAAGGGGTGGTAATTCTTAGAATTGCTAGAGATACTGTAATTGGAGATGCCTCTGCGGGTACTAATGGAGAAATCAAGCACGAAGCGGCACAAACTACAATTGCTGGTGAAGACCTTTTCGTTGTGGGAAAAGATATGAGTTCTACAGAGAGTATTTTAGTAGGTGCTAAGGGCCAAGTAGTTGGAAGTGCATGGGCTGAAGGTTCTACTGCTCCTCTTGGATGGGAAGATGCTTTGTTTGATAGAGAAGGATATTGTCAGATTTTTAAAACTGCAATGAATCTTTTCTCTAATACAGCAAGAGCAACTGAATATCGAGGTATTAAGAATGAGTATCAGCGAATCTGGTCAGAAAAGCTCATGGAACATAAAATGGACCTTGAAAATGCTTTTCTTTTTGGAAGAGGTGTAGCAGGAGCTGCAACTGAAGGTGATACAGGAGCTACTGCTGAAACAGCTGCTATTGCTAGATATACTCATGGTATTGTTCCATATACTGAAGTAAATGGAAAGGTCTATAGTATGAGTTATTCTTCTTCTGGATACGATGCTTTCTTAGATGCAATGGAGGATTATTTTGCACCTGAAGGCGGAAACTCTGGAAATAAACTAGTTCTAGCTTCAAGGAAAGTAATTACATACCTAAATAAATTAGGTAATGGTTCTTTCTTGAACAATTCTGTAGGTTCTTCTCAATATCGATTAGATGCACAAAATGTTAAGGGCGCCTTTGGACATAATGTAACAATGGTAAATACTATATTTGGTAATTTACACTTTGTTGCTGAGCCTCTATTAAGAGGTCCTTGGGAAGATTATGCAATGTGTGTTGATATGAAGAATGTAGCATATAGACCACTAGTTGGTAATGGTATTAGTCGAGATACCTTTATAGAAACCAATATTCAAGGCAATGATGAAGATGGAAGAAGAGATTTAGTAATGACCGAAGCTGGTCTAGAGATATCTCTTCCTGAAACACATGCAGTCTTGAAGTTTAGTTAGGAGGTAGATAATGGCTGACCAAAATCTTACAACCTGGACAAAGAGTATATACAATGGTTCATCAGTATATACCTCTGAACTTTCCGCAGTTGCTGCTGGAACTGACCATATAGCAAGTCCTGAAATAACTTCTCCTGGATTCTCTGGGAAGAAGGTATTAATTGGATTTAATACTAATACTGATTTTGCTAGTGTTACTACTAAAGTAACTATCGAAGCTACAGTAGATGGTACTATTTGGACTGATATTGCTACTGTTTTTGCAGATGGCAATTTTCACTCTGGTGGAGCAGGAGCAGCGGGAACAACTACATGGGCAGTTATTGACTTAAGTGATTACGGTGACCTTACCAATTGGAGGATTAACTTCAATGGGACTGAGGCCGCTAACTTAGGAACAGCTGGTAAATGTAAGTTCTTGTATGTTGATGGTGCTAATGAAGATATCGCAGTAGATGGTATTGGAGCTGACCCATCGTAATAGTGTAATAGTTAAGGGGTCTTCGGGCCCCTTAACATAACTTTTAAGGAGTAATAATGGCAGGAGTAAAAATTATAGATTCCGCCTTAAGTATAACAGGAAATTCTACTGTGGGAGGAGACGCTAAGATTCAAGGCGACTTAACAGTTGCTGGGAATCAAACAATAACAGGTACTCAAACAATAACAGGTGATGTTAGCTTTGCAGGCAGTCAAACAATTGGCGATGCTGCTACAGATGTGCATACAATTAATGGTGGTATAAATCAGGCACCAGTCACATTGACCCCAGCAGAATCGGTATCAATAACAAAAGCTGCTAATTCAGGTAGAATGAATTTAATTCCTTCTACAGCAACTGCGCATGATGAGTATGTATTACCTGTAGCTGCGGCAGCAGGTGAAACATATGAATTTTCTTGGAGTGGTATAGCAGTAGATGCAGATATGGTATTATTTGTAGCACCTTCTGCAGATGCCTTAACTTTTACAGGTGGAATTTTAGATTTTAAAACAGATGAAACAGGTGCTGGATTAGCGGTAATAGTGTTTCCAGGTGCAGCTAATGATAAATTAACTATAGACAATGTGCAGAATTTGCATTTAAAATTCACAGCAACAACTACAACTAATTATCACGTAACGGGTTGGGTCATGTCTACAGACACACAGTCTGCATTTGGTGATTTAGCATAATATATAAGAAGGAGAAATAATGGCAAATTATTTAAAAAATATAAAGGATGGTGCTAGCAAAGAATGGGGACCTATTGCTTGGACTCAAGATGGAGTTGCTCATTCAGATTTTAGTGGTAGAGAATTAACAATGGTTTTTGATGCTAGTACTACTAGCGGCACTCATTATACTGGTCTTTTTCAAGTTCCTATCTCTGCAGAAACTGAATTAGTATGGAACCCAGATGCTGTAACATTAGAAACAGCTTGTGATGTTACTATTTCGTGGCAAGGGACAGATGACCCAGCTGTGGCTCATAAAGAAGCTGATACAGGTTGGACATCAGTTGCTGTGCATACAATGACTAGTGACAACACCTCTTCAGCTAAAACACAGGCTACGTTTGCATCTGTAGCAGATGTAGTACAAAAGCCCTATATGAGATTAAAAATAGTTCACGCTGTAGGCGCAGGGGCTGATACTGGCACAGATGAGGTTAAATTAAGATTAGTTAATTTACCTCCAGCAGGTGGTGGACACATGTCGCCAGGTATGGCATTATAAGATTTAATTAATCAGGAGATAGTATGATAGAAGATAAGTTAGGTCAACTTAAAGAAGACTACGAGAAAGTTAGTGGTGAATTAGAGAAATTTTCTCAAATTAGGTTAAAGATTCTTGGTGCAATCGAGATACTAGAATCAATGAAGAAGGATGAAGAAAAACCTAAAGAAGATAAGCCTAAAAAAGAAAAGGAATAAATGGCTGGAGTTATAGACCAAACAGTAGCTAGTACTATTCAAGACTTCATAGGTGATGATATGAATGAGAGTCTTCTAAATGGTTATGAAGACTTTATTGCCGCTGGATTTAATTATGTGGCAGATTCCATACCCGCTCAGTCTGAATTGTGGCATAGTAGTGTGTTAACTACAGCAACAATAACTTCTGCTACTACAGAAATAAATACTGCTGCTAAAACAACAAAAGTTATAAAAGTTACTAGAAAACATAGTGGAGATGTAGAAAGAGTTGCCCAAGAAATATCTTATGAAGATTATTTAAAGGGAACTGATACTACTAGTATTTTTTACCATGGAAAAGCTATAAGAAGTCCTGTTTGGTCTATTAGTCCTAATGGAAATTTAGTTATAAGTCCAACTCCTTCAATAGGTAATAAAGCTTATTCGTATACTTTTGAATATGTAGACAGGGCGATTAGTGGTGATAAGGCAACAGAGATAATGGCTGGTGGTGAGGGAGAAGGTGGAGGATTTCCAACGCAAGCATTTAATGCGGCATGTTTAAAATCATCTATGAATATTCTACATGCTAGGATTAGTGATGCAGTGCAGGATGATGAAGACCCAGAATTATTGCAATTATTACAAGCACAAATGGCATCTTTAGACCAACGGTTTCAAGATGAAATGCAAAGATTATTAGTTCCATATAAAGTGGTAGGAGTAAAAGATGACATTAAATGAAATAATAGAATTAGTAAGACAGCATCATCCTCAAATGGGAGAGAGTGAGATAAGATTATTAGCTAATAGAGCATCCGATGATTTCTGTGCAAAAACAGAAATACTAAAGGATTCATTTTCATTAGGAGCAGATGTGGAATCAGATGATACTACAGCTAATAAGAGATATTATACTCTGCCTAGTGAGGTATTAACTATTAGAGAAGTATATTTAGATAATGTTAGAATACCTAGATTAATTGGTAAACCTATTATTGATGATACAACAACAGAGGAAATGTAATGAGTAGTATAAATACGAGTCCAGAGAGATTTTATTTTGTAAGCAATAATAGATTAGCTATAGTCGAAAAGAATGGAACTACTACTGTAGATGGTGCTTCTACTGCATTCAAGTCAATATCAGCAGCAAAAGCATTAAGAGTAAATACTATATCTAAAGCAGACCATTTTCAGACTGGAGGTAGTGCAGACACATCAGAATATGATAGTTCTACTCAAGGTCCATTAGGAGATATTCCAGTGCAATTTCATGAAGCTTTGGTATTTAAAATTATTGCAATGGGATATAAAACTCCTCCTGATATGCAAATAGATATTGCTCAATATTTTGACATGGAATATGAAAAAGTTGTAAAGAATGCTAAAAAATATGCTAGAAGCGCTTTTATTCAAACTGGCATGATAGCTCCGGTAGATTTCTAATGGCATTTACTAGAAATACTACTAAAAGTAGACCATTAGTTAAAGGTATTGAAAAGGATGGTTCTGGTATCACTGTTAGGAATATAGGTTATAATGATATTTCTAGTAATTTTAAGAATACAGCTTCTAATAGACAGACTTATCCGGGAAGTTTTGATTATACTGCTTATACAGATGCAGCAGATGCAAGTGATAAAATTAGTGGGATACAACAATATTTTACAACTACAACAGAAACTCTTACTTGGTTTAGAGATACTGGTAGTACAACAACTTAGGAGAATAAATGGGAACGCTATCTGCCAATAAAATGGCGACAACATATTTAAATTTAGTCTTTCAAAAGACTGATAATAAGATATATTATACTAATGGCAGTGATGTAGATACAGAAATAACTACATTCGCTAGTGGAATTACCTTTACTACAGCAATAACTGCTTCTGCAGGCGTAATTCTTGGTAATAATATTGTTTACAATTCAGCATCCGAGGCATGTATTACTTTAGATACTGACCAAGGTGTTTCTATAACAGCTACTAAAGTATTGTATGTAGACACTGTATCTGAAAAAACAAGTGCTAATGGAGTTGTAATTGATAGTGTTACTTGTAAAGATGGCAATATAAAATTGGGTGGCAATGTCTTACAAGCATCTGATGGAGGAAGTACTATAACTTTAGATACTTCTGATAATGTAGCTATTGCTGGTGATTTAACTGTTAATGGTGGAGATGTTACTATTTTAGCAGGAGAGGATGATGGCGCGTCAATATTAATGCAAGCCGATGAAAGTGATGTTAATGGTCAAGATTGGAAGATAAGAGTTGAACCTGATTTCTCATTTACTTTAGGAAATAATATAAGTGGTTCTCTTGTAAATCATTTTACTTTTACTCCGCATGCTACAGTCGCTAGTTCTTA